TGGGTTCTCTCTGGGGCCACGGCTCGCTCCTGGGACACGGTTCTCTCATGAGGTTCGGCTCGCTCCAGGCTGTCGGTTCTCTCTCGCTTGACGGCTCGCTCACGGTCCACGGTTCTCTCGGCAGAATCGGCTCGCTCCAGCATGACGGTTCTCTCCACGCTCCCGGCTCGCTCTGCCACCACGGTTCTCTCACTCGAGGCGGCTTAATTCGGACGCTCGATCTTGTGGGCGTGGGATAAGTGCGCGATTGGGTAGGGCAGCGGCGGCGGCGTGCCGTGCAATTGCTCATAGCCGACCTCGTGATAGTGAGCCAAAAACAGCTTCACCGCGTACCGGGTGGCGCGAAGATCAATGCGGCCATCCGGCAAGCGACCGGCCTCATAGATTTCCTTCGTTTTCTTGTCGCTGAATTTCTTCTTCTCCAGCGTGGCGGCAGCGGTTTCGGCGTTCCCGCCGCTCACGTTCCGCTCAACCTCATAAGCCTTGCGCTCGCGATAAATCTTCCCATAGAAGCAATCATCCCGGCCCGAAAACTTCTTGAAGCTCTCCCCGGCCTTCCAGCAAAGAACTTTCAGCTTGGCGTTCCACGGGCGCTTTTGTCCTTTATTCCAAGTGACAGACGGGTCCAGACCGGCGAAGCGCCAGATATGGCCGACAGTAGGAGCTTTGCTGATATCAATATGAGCCAGCAATCCCGCCGCGATCACCGGGCCAATCCCGACAATCGACCGCGCCCAAATGCCCAAATCGTGAGACGCGCTGTATTGATCCAGAGCCAGCTTGATATTCTGTTCAATCGTGTCCGATTGATCTGCCAGAGCGGTAATGACCGTATGAGGTTCGCCGCTTTCACCGCTTGCGCGCACTTGGTTCTTTGCGCGAATGCGGTCATCCTGGCGGGCGTAATAGCTGTCCACCAAAAAGCGCGCTTCTTCTTCCGAAAGGGTCCGCGCCGCACGGCGCAAATCCATTGATAGCCGTTCAACCGGCAGGGGTTGCATTTCCATTGTTCTCTCCATCTATGAGGATTGCGAGGCTCGCCATTGCGTGAGCGAGTGGGTGATGTCCGCTATCAGGGTCGGCGCGCTCACCGTCCTGATAAGCGGCAATATGGCGAAGCGCGGCGCTGATATAGACATCCTCGCGCACTTCGTTTTCGCGCCAATTGTAAGCGCCGTATTTGGCCGCCCCTTCTTCCATGGCCCGCGCCATGGCGCGCAATGCAGAAGGGGGGTTGAGCCATAGCTGCGGCTTGGCCGCGCCTTTGGCGTCTTTGGGGTTCATTGCATCCCCTCCAGCGAGGCGACGATGATCCAAGCGAAGTAGACCAGCACCCAAATCCCAGCGAGGGCGAAGGATTCCAGCGCCCAGCGTCCGATTGTCCAGCCGCGATATCTCATTGCCCAAACTCCACAAAATCGCGCTTTTCACGGCGTTGCAGATCGCGATAGGCTTCAACATCGTCTTGTTGATTTCTGCGAAGAATTTCGCCATAGCGACGGTCAATTTCGGAAAGGGACTGACCAATAAGCTCGTCCAGCGCCATATTGCAAAGCCGCACCGGCTCATCAGCAAAGTAATAACCTTCTCCGTTGATCCGCTCGCAAATCAGCTTCGCCCCCGCAATAAGCGCAACAGCGCGGGCGCGGTGGCCTTCAACTTCGTCGGGCGTCATGGTGGTCATTGGTTCGTCTCCTACTGCCTGTCTCATCAGTGACGGGGAGCGCCCCGCTCAGACGCCCGAAGGCGTTTCGACTATTTCTGATTTTTCCAGACGTAGAAGTCGCTGACGTATTCAAACGCCCTAAAACCTCCGTCAACCTTCGTAATCTTCGCGGCCCACGGTGCGCGGCGAGATGCGGTTTTGCGACAAGCGCATTCGATAAATTGGGTCATTCTTTTTCTCCCTTTTTCGTGCGGGGGAGGGCGTTCGCAGCTCCCTCCCCCTTTTCACAAAACCGCCCTGGCACTGGACGGGTCAGCGGGTTGATCCCGTTGACAAGAAGACGTTACCAAGATGGCAACACACACGTCAACAAAGAAAATGACCAAAATGGAAATTTTTTTTACAGGCCTTGATTTGGGGGTAACAAAAGGGAGGTTCGCCGGGGGGCTTTGTGCTAGGCCGGCTCGCCGCGCCCTACAATCTTATGGATCGACAAAATTTCGTCGCGCGAAATCGTGAAGTCTTTCGGATCGTCGCCATATTGCCGCAAAGTTATCGTCGCCAAATCACCGCCGCGATACTCTTTAATAAAGGCGCGGGGCGGCTCACCGTCCTGCAACGGGTGAAGCTGCACAACAACGTCATCTTCGATGCGCGGCTTGCGTCCAGGGTGAACATAAACAACCTCACCCTCTTTAAAGCGGGGGTGCATAGACGTTCCTTCTACATATAAAGCGTAAGCGTCCGGCACGGTCTCTAGGCTCCAAGGGCGGCGTTGGTGGTCAACGATCTGACCATTCATCTCAAATTGGCCGTCAGGGCCACACGAAGCCTGACCATAAACAGGGACAAGATTTTGTTGAGAAGGCGGCATATATTGGGGGCTTGCGATTTTGTTGAGGGCTTGCGTTGACCGCGCCCGCTCTTGGCGCTCTTGCTCTGCCAGCAAGGCAAGGGCGTCCAAGCCCAAATGCGGGGCGATGGCGTGAGCCACCGCGCGGGTAAGCATCCGCTCCCCGCTTTCGACGCGGCTTATTTGAGCGGCGCTAACGCCCGCCGCACGGGCAAGCTCACGCCCCGACAGCCCCAACGCCTTGCGGCGCTCCAATATAGTTTTTCCAATGCTCATATTAGAAACATTAGGCCACGCAACCAAAATGGCAACAAAAAACATTGACCAAGGGGGTTGACAACTTGGTAACACTTGCGCAACATCTGCGTCATGACAATAGATCAATACATCACAAAAGAGGGCATGACCCTTTCTCAGCTAGCGGATCGCGTTGGCGTCTCACGGGCGGCAATGTCGCGCTACGCAAAGGGGCGGCGGATTCCGCGTCCACAGATCATGCTCAAAATCAGCTTGGCAACCAGCGGGCTGGTTAAGCCGTCTGATTTCTTCGATTTTAGCGAGGCGGCGGAATGACCGCGCCCGCAAAAGTTTGGAGAGAGTGCGTTAGCCGTGAGGCGCGCGGGGTTTCATCAATCCTTCCAGCTTCTCTCCAATCCGAATTGCGCGGGGGCAATCGCAATGCCCCTTCGATTGTAGCAGCGCTCCGAGCCGCTATCCCCGCGCAATGCAGACCGGCGACAGCGCCGCCGTTACCCGCGCTGACGCGTCAAGTCTCTCGACGTGTGATTCCTCCCAAACTTCCCCGGCGCTCCGGCGTCGGGGGCTTTTTGAGGAATGCCGCAGACATGCGGCGGGCGTCCGCGTGTGGAAGCGCGGCGGGTTCTCCCCGGTGGCAACGCCCGCCGCAGTTGTTCAAACGCCACGAAGAGACAGCCACAAAGGAGAACGGCATGAACAATCGTGTCACGCTGAATGATATTTTTGGCCTCGCGCCATCTGAATTGGAAGCCTTGCCAATCGACCAATTGGCGATGCTTATGGATGACCTCGCAATGGAAAACGACCGCTTGAAAGCGCTTAAGTTGGTCATCAATGGCGCTTTGTCAAACCGCTTTGACGCGCCTGTTGAGCCGGGGACGTCTCACGTCCAGGACAACGGTTACGATGTTAAAATCACCGTCGCCAAGCGGGTGGAGTGGGATCAAGACGCGCTCAAATCCGCGCGCCTGATGCTTCATGAAAAGTGGGGCGAAAATCCCGACGAATACGTCAAGGCAAAGTATAGCGTTTCCGAAAGCGCCTATAAGTCTTGGCCGTCTTCAATCCGCGCGCTGTTCGAAAAGGCGCGGCTTGTTAAGGCGTCCGCACCGTCCTTCGAAATCAAGCGAATGGAGGCGGCGTGATGGCAATCTCTCTCAATTCCCTGATCCGCAGCGATACTCCGCGCCCGCCAATCATCACGGAACACGGCGGGCCGGGGATCGGCAAAACTACCTTGGCAGCGGAGTTCCCGAGCCCGGTTTTCATACAGACGGAAGACGGCTTGGACAGCGTGACCGTTGACGCTTTCCCGCTCGCCAAATCCTTTAGCGACGTAATGGAAGCCCTTGGCGCGCTCTACACCGAAGACCACCAATTCAAGACTGTCGTGATTGACAGCCTTGATTGGCTGGAGCCGCTTGTATGGGCCGAAACGTGCCGCCGTCATCAATGGGCAAGCATTGAAGCGCCCGGTTATGGCAAGGGCTACATTGAAGCGCAAAGCGTTTGGCGGGAATACCTCGACGGCGTGACCGCTCTGCGGGACGATAAGGGTATGTGCATCGTGCAAATCGCGCACTCCGAAATCAAGCGCTTTGAAAACCCCGAAACGGAGCCTTACGACCGTTTTGAAATCAAGCTGCAAAAACGCAGCGCCGCTTTGATTGCCGAATATAGCGACGTGATCCTGTTTATGAACAGGCAAGTCTCGACCACTCAAAGCGACGTTGGCTTTAACAAGAAAGTCGCTCGCGCAATCTCGACCGGGCAAGTCTTGATCTACAGCCAAGAACGTCCGGCGTTTATCGCTAAGAACCGCCACGGAATGCCGGACGCCATTCCGTTCAGCAAAGGGCAGGGGTACGCGGCGCTAGCCCCGTATTTCCCCGCTCTTCCTCAACCCGCGTCTACGCAAGCCGCATAGGAGAAAATTATGGTTGCATTGAACTTCAACGCCTCGACTGTCGAGCCGGCACAGTCTTTCGACCCGGTTCCGCCCGGTGACTATCTTGTCCATATCAAGGACAGCGAGATGGCCGCAACGAAGACCGGCGGTCAAATGCTTAAACTGACCCTCGAAATTCTGGACGGCCAATACAAGGGCCGCTTGGTTTGGGATCGCCTCAACCTTGTGAACAATAACCCGCAAGCGGTCGAAATCGGTTATCGCACTTTGTCGGCTATTTGCCACGCGGCGGGGGTCATCGACTGTCAAGACAGTTCGCAGCTCCATGGGCGTCCTATGGTCGCAAAGGTCAAGGTTCGCCCCGGTGACGGCAACTACGACCCGTCAAACGAAGTGCGCGGCTACAGCGCCGCAAACGCGGCACAACCGCAGCCTAGCACCCCAGCCGCCGTGCCTGTCGCCGCCGCCCCAGCGGATGCGGCAACCCCGCCGTGGAAACGCGCGGGATAATTAAGCCGGGGCGCGGTGATCGAACTTCCACATTTTCCCACCGCGCCCCTTCCACCCCAATTCAAAATTGGAGCGTTTGATGGTTGCACTGCCACAAAGAGAAAGTCAAACCGTCGCCGCGATCTACGCGGCGTATGAAGCCAAAAACCGAAACGAATTTCGCCCGCATCTCGGATGCTCGCGGATCGGCGCGCCATGTTCCCGCGCGCTTTGGTATGAGTTCCGCTGGGCCACCCGCCCTGATTTCGAGGGCCGCATTTTGCGCCTGTTTGAAACCGGCCACCGCGAAGAACCGCGTCTGATAGCCAACCTTCGCGCAATCGGCGTTCAGGTCCATGAACTTAGCCCCGAAACAGGCAAGCAATGGGTTTTGTCTCACGGCGCGCATATTGGCGGGTCAATGGACGGGGCTGCGGTTGGGGTTCCAGAAGCCCCGACAACGTGGCACGTCCTGGAGTTCAAGACGCACTCCGAAAAGAGCTTCAACGCCCTCAAATCTAAGAAAGTTCAACACGCGAAACCGGAACATTTTGCGCAAATGCAGCTTTATATGAAGCTGTCCGGCATGACCCGCGCGCTCTATCTGGCGGTCAACAAAAACACTGATGAGCTTTACGCGGAGCGGATCAACTACGACGCGGACACCGCCGCCCGGTTGCTGGAGAAAGCCGAAAAGATCGTTTCCGCATCCCGCGCGCCGGAAGGCGTATCGAAAGACCCGTCTTTCTTTGTGTGTCGGTTTTGCAGCCAATCGGCGGTTTGTCACAAAGACAAGTTCGCGGAAACTAATTGCCGGACCTGTCTGCACTCCACCGCAGACGCGAACGGCTGGCACTGCGCCAAGCATGACAAGCGGCTCGAAGAAACCGAGCAACGTCTAGGGTGCGCGTCTCACTTGTTTATCCCCGATATGGTTCCAGGCGAGCAAACCGACGCTGGAGAGGATTGGGTTTCTTACAAGCTGCAAGACGGCTCGACCTATGTTGACGGGGGCGAAGATGCAACTGCGTAAGTATCAAGCCGACGCCATCAATTCGCTCTATGACTATTTTGCCGCAAAATCCGGCGCTCCTTTGTTGGTTCTCCCGACCGGGACCGGCAAGAGCTTCGTTATGGCGGAGTTCATTCGCGGCGCTCTGGACGCCTACCCAGACACGCGCATACTTGTTCTAACCCACGTCAAGGAACTGATTGCCCAGAACTATGCGGAGCTTTTAGGTATATGGCCGGACGCTCCAGCCGGGATTTATAGCGCGGGCCTTAACAAGCGACAGATAGGCGCTCAAATCCTCTTCGGCGGCATTCAATCCCTACACAAGCGGGCGTATGACATTCAGGAATGCGACCTTGTGTTGATCGACGAAGCGCACCTGGTCCCGCGCAAGTCGGAAACCATGTATCGCCGCTTCCTGGACGATCTCACCACCATCAATCCGCACCTAAAGGTTGTCGGGCTAACCGCCACCCCATACCGATTGGGGA